GAGCTCTCCGAACACCACAAGCAACAACACGAGAACATTCGCGATCAGCACCGGGGTCTCGTTCGAGATGCCCGGAAGGTCGGCCACCTGCTTCTTGCTTTTGATTGCGTCATCAACAAGATGTTCAGCCTCGAGGGCGTTGAGGACGCAAAAGGCAAGATCCAAGCCGTTACAGGCGACGACCTCGAATGTTGGTGGGGCGCTTACGACCAAGCCTCAGACGCCGTTCTCCGGGCGATCGTTGACCAGTGCCGTGACGTATCGCTGCGCGACATCAAGATCAAGCGCCTTCGCGACGAATCGCAATCGACCTGTAAGTCACTCGGAGCCGCCCGCGAAAAAGCCCGGGCCCGCTACGACGAAATGCAAAAGGAGGCCGCAAGTGCGGACAAGTCCAAGGACTGAAGCGCAGATCTGGGCCGTCTTTATCGGCCTGTTCTGCTGGGCCTTCTGGTATTGCCTCACGACCACTCTCGACGACCTCACCTTGCGCGACTGCAAGGCGGGCGTCACCTCAGCCTGTAAATCTCTTGACCTATGAACCGCTTCAAAGACGAACAAGGCCGCACCTGGCTCGTAACTTCCCACATGGCTAAGCACCTAGGGATCACCGGGGGCGCACTCGCAAATTACAAGTACGACGGCACCCTAAAAAGAGGCGTGCACTGGGTGCAGCAAACAACCGGCCATAGACGAGTCTTCTACAACAAACAGGCGATTATCGAATGGTGGACCTCTACAAATCCGTCCAAGACGGATAGATCTCCGCAAAACGGAACTACTGCTAAAAAGCGGATTGTCTCCGTTTATCTATGCGATGACCTAGCCGATAAGCTTTCCTCGATTCAGGAAGAATCCGAGATCACCGTGAAGAGGGAGATCGACGGAATCCTCATGGAAGTAACCGAGGAAAAGCCGAAATTAAACACGATCGTGAATATGCTCCTTGTCAGAGCTATTAACGATCACTTTGCAGACCGCGCCGCATAGCTTCACATTCACCGTGCTCGGGATCCCTGTCCCACAGGGATCTATGAAAGCCAGAGGCAAGTACGTTGTCGCAAACAACGCTGATAAACTGTACTCCTGGCGGCACGACGTAGCGGCGCAAGCCCTCGAGCACCTTCCCGAATCGTGGAACAAAGAGGCCCCGGTTTCTCTTCGCTGCGAGTTCGTATTTCCGAGGCCGAAATATCACTTCAGCACGGCCAAAGGACGAACTCACGAGACTGTCCCCTCCGCGCCTATTCATCACATCGTCACACCCGATAATGACAAGCTCGTCCGTGCCGTAGGCGATGCCCTTTCGGTTACTCGAGCGGTCCTAAGGGACGACTCTCTCATTGTTTCGATCCACTCCCTCAAGCGTTATGCCCGACACGACGAACCCGTCGGAACAACTATTACCGTCACCGCCCTCGATTCCTAATCTCGGCAGCGTCATTACGACAGATGACGTCAGTCGAAAAGGGACCGGCAGCTACAAGGCGGATTATGTGAACTGGTGCCGAGTCGCGCACCTTCTGCACGAGAACGCTCCCGGTTGGCAGTTCAACGTCCAGCCCTCCCCTTCAGGTTCCCATGTGTGGGAAGCTCCGAACGGAACGGCCTACGTCGTCGGCTACTTCACCGGACCGAACGGCGAGCGCACCCCCGACTTCCCGCAGTCGGTGATGGATCACAAAAACGCCCCGATTGCTTTCGCGAAAGTCTCTGCCCGTGATTTCACCGACACTCACCGTCGCTGCCTCTGTACTACGGCGGCTGCAACGTTTGGTCTCGCCTGGCAGCTTTGGGCTCGAGAGAAGATCGAAGATCCCTACCGGGAGGACGAACAGGAGCAAGTAAAAGCAAACCCTGCGGCTGCGCCCTCCGTTCAAGAACTGCCGCCCGAAAGGCGGCTAATGAAAGATAAAGACAGAGAGCAACTAAAGAGAAGCATCGGGGATCTACCGGACGACATCAAGCAAAAGTTCCTCGATGACTTCCGCAAGGAGTTTGACGTCAAGACGCCTAAGGTCTTCACCGCGATCCAGGAGGTTCGGCATCTCACCTGGATTCAAAACAACATGCCCGTCGTTCCGTGACCGAAAAAAAACCAACCGACAATGAAAACCTCTTCCAAGTCCGGTTGCCCCCCGAGGTAGCCGGACACCTGCGGCACTTCATGAAGAGCCGCGACTACAACGCCTCAGAGGCGATTCGCATCATCATCTCTCGATTCTTTAAAGGAAAATGACCGACCAACCGAAAGACGCCTTCACCTTCTGGGGCAACTTCAACAAAAACCGCGATAAAGACGGGCACTACTGGGCAAAAATGGAGATCCCGCTTTCGGAGATCGCAAGCCTTGTGACCTGGGCGAAGAACGCCGAACGGTGCCAGAACCAGAAAGGGGAAGACTGCGTTCAGCTTCGAGCCAATCTCATGCCCCGCACGAGCTCTGCTGGCAACGAATACTTGCTGATGGCGATGTCTGACGCAAAGCCTAAGGTTGACGACGCTCCGTTTTGATTCCTTTCCGAACTAAACAGGCGTGGCTTTAGTAGGGGGGCCGCGCCTTTTTTTATGAGCAAGCCGACGATGCAGCGTGTCCTCGAGGGCGACACCTGGGTTTGGAAAGTACAGGTTGCCGGGATGGTCCGAACGTATAGGCAGGACTGGCAAGCGCAGTGGGCTTACACCTACGCAATGACCCTTTACGACGCCGACATCCCCCCGGCATCGAGCTCCGCGATGTGACCGACAGCCTGCTTAAGAAGCTTCGCCTGGTGCCATGACTGGCGTGTAAGCAGGACGCAAACGCTGCGGACCTTTTCTATATCTTCGCAGGATCGAATATCCCGCACGGTTGCCTCGAGGTAGAGCTCCTCCTCGAGGCTGTTCTCAATCACCATCCAGTCCATAGCGAGCTCTCGATGGATTTAACCCGCTATAGCGCGGGTCTTTAATTCACGCCACGCTCGGCATCACCGTTAGGTGATTGTTGTAGTGCCCCGTCTTCGCGTAGTTAGCGACCGGAGAGCTAGACATCGAGTGGAACACCATCTGCCCGATTTTCATTCCCGGGAAGATCCCTAGAGCGTGATGCTGTCGCTCGTTCTTTAGCTCGAGCGTAAGAGTCGAACCGTGCCAACCAGGATCACACCAGCCAGCAAGCATGTGATTAAAGCCTGCTCGCGCCCTCGACGATTTCAAAACGAACTGGGCACTGATGTCGTCTGGCAGGTTAAAAACCTCCATTGTCTCGGCGAGGAGAAAATCGCCGGGCTGCACCATGAAGGGGTCGTCTTCTGTCTTGTCAGATATATCAAGGCGAACAAGCTCTGGGCTGTAAATGCTCTCGATCATGATCCCGTTGCCGAGACGTAGATCGAGGCTTGCGGGGTTAATTAAATCGGGATCGAAGTTCTCGACCATGCCGCCCCTACAGCGGGCTTGAATCTCCCAGTCGCAAAGAACTGCCATCCTGCAAGCGAAAACAAAATCCTACTTAGCTTGCTCTAAAACTCTTTTCTCCGTCGCATACGCACCGTTTTCGTACATCTCAGCGACATCTCGAACCCACGGAACGAGCCAGTCATCGACTCGCGCGCACCTATCCCAATTTGCCGGCTTAGCGCATTGCACAACAACGGTCGTCCAGAACGCGCCGATGTAGGCCCAGAGCCAATAAATGCTACTCATTTACCAGAATCACCCAGCCTGTTCCGGGGCCTTCGGATTGCCACCGCTGGTAAAAGGCCGACTGCCTCACTCGAACGTTACGCCCGAGGTGTGGGTTGCTATGCCCGCCTTTTTCCATCTCTGGGTAGCCACGAGGGTCTTGCATAATCCACTCAGGATCGTTGCTGTTCTTGCCAGCAAACCCGCTGATAACGCTCCAATGGCCGCAGCCGAGGCCGTTACACATCGGCGGTTCGCCGAGGAGCATGTTGCCTGCGTGAAGCCAGCCGACTAAAACTGGCCGCCCGTTTTCGATCTCTAGCTCGACAAGATCAGCATCACCGTCCTTCCGAAACTCAGCCTGCAGCCCGAGGCTACGCAATGCCGTTAGCTGCGCCTCGACCGATGTCGTGTCTCCGTACTTAGCGCGGATCTTGTTGTATTCATCATCCGTTCGAACCTTTTTGTAAAACGCTGCCACCATCGCAGCGGCTGAGCTAAAGCACTCCCGGTAGCCGGTTCCTGTCTTGTTATCGAGCTGCTTGAAGTAGGGCATGAAGACCTGCTGGTCATAGCCGCTTTCCTTCCAAGCCTGGAACCAGTCCGCATCCTCCTCCAGTAAGCCCTCTGGCACGGACTGCTCAAGCTCCTTAATCGCAGCCAACTGGTGGGGCGTACCACGGAAGAACTGGAAGAACGGCAACAACGCAAAAGCCACGCCCGTAAGCAGCAGAGTCAGTTGGATGATGCCGGATGCCACCTACTTTTCAATGCGCGTGTCAGGCAGCAGCATTTCCCGCACATGCTTTACCGCCAGGTCATCTAGATCGTTATCAGTTCTCGCGACAATCTTCTCGAGCATCGCAACAATCAACTCTTTGAACGCCCGTGATTTCCAGGCAGTCATCAAGATCGGCTTGAGGATTAGAAGCATTTGCCGGACCTAGTTACGCTGTAACGGTAGCTCTGTCTTGCAATGGCTTCCAACCCCGAGGAGCACCACGAAAAGGAAGGCATCTCGATGGCAGATGTCGTTAAGGCTCTAGTGCTCGCTTGGAGTGCTGCGCTCTTGACTGCTTCCTATCTGGGCATTTTCCCGCAGATGAAAATGGACAACACGTTTGTGGCGTCACTACTAACAGGCGCAATGGCATCGTTCGGCATCGAGCGGAAGAACAATGGCAATAGCAATAAAAAGCCGACTATCGTTGACAACAAAGACACTAAAGCTGGCATCAAATGAATCGCTCACTCTTGGTATTGGGCATCACATTCGCGGCTGCTTTGCCTGCACAGGCTGATTTAACGCACAAGATCCAAAGCTCAGTACAACTGGAGGTCGGTGGTGCTTCTACTCGCGCAATCCGCGTCGGCAACAGCTACAGCATCAGCGGATCTGGGGTCAGCACAACTGACGGGTCTACTGCTGGTGTTGTTGGTGGTTTGGGCGCTCACACTAACGGCGTTGGTGCGCTGACTACCGTCACCGCCTCGCAGGCAACTAGCGGAAGCGCATTCAGCTTTGCAAACAGCTACACCGTCGGTGACACTATTCCAACGTCCGCTCCAACCGTCGGCGAGGTGCCTGCTTTTGGCGATGTCACCTCAACTGCTGCTGGCACAGCAGGAACGCTTGCAGGCACGATTACGACTGCAGGCGCTGTTACTGTCACCGCGGGTGGTGCCAATACCAGTGCGATCGGGCAGGTTATTAGCGAGCTGACGACCCGGTGAGACGGCTAATCCTTCTGCTAATGCTGCCGTCTCCAGCAGTTGCAGTCCCGGTTATTCCAAACTTCAGCCAGGGGGTCGTCTCGTCCCACACAGAGTCCAAGACCATCGTTAAGGAGTCAATCGTCTCCGAGTCTTATCGCAGCGGTTTTGAATACACCGTTAGTGGGACGGGAGTCGAGCCAACGAGCGGCATCGTCAGCCCGCCGGTAAGCGGCAATCAGATCAACCTATCAAGTCGCTCGAGCTGGCGACAGGTAACCCCTGGCAATGCTTTTCAGTTCGTCGAAACGTTGAACACGCCCGGTTTAATCGAAAAAGTCATCATCGATCGCGAGACGATCACAGAAACCGTCATCGACTCGACGAGCACATTTAGCCAATGAGAGCGACTGCTTCTGCTCTGCTGCTTAGCCTTCTCTACGCCGCTCCGGCAGCGGCACAGGTCAGCGCAACTGCCTCGCCCGTATCGAATAGTAGCGGCTCAGTAGTAAACCAGGCCGTGCAAATTACGCCAGGGCAGTACATGAAGCACAGCTACGGATCGCAGATCCAATGTGATTCGGCAACGCTAAACATCTCCCCCTTTGCGTCTTCGACGCATTCTTTTGGCAATCCAGACAATCAGTATTATCAAGAGCCTGTTTATGACAACAGTGACAATGTTGGCTTAGTTGACCCAGAGACAGGGCTCGACGGACCGGATGGCATTCCAGATAATCCAGGCAAAGTGCTCTACTACAAACCGCAAAGGACCGGGTATCGGCAAAACTTCAGCAACAACTTCGGCATCACAGCAACCTTCTCGATTCCACTCGACCGGGGCCCGATTGAGCTTTGTAAGCAGGCAGCAAAGAAGCAGGTCGCACTTTACGAGCA